GAGTACTGTGCCCCATTCAGGCAGAGAGTCCGATGCATGCCCCGGCAAGGCATTGCACTTGAGGCGCTCCGCTGCCCGGAAGATGCCGCAGAAGAACCTGGCGATCGCAAGGTTCTCAACGTGAACAAGCGATGTCGCGCTCTGCGTGTAGGCCGACCCTCGCATTGCGCGAAGCTCGCGGTAGAGTCCCCAAGCGTATGGGGATTCCCCCTCTGTGCGGCTGTCCTTCTTGTCCAGCGCTCCTCCGTAGTCCCCAACACGAGCCTCACGCGACCAGAGTGGCTTCCCTCTCGGGATGCAGGTGGCTACCACAGCGCCACCGTTGCTCTACCGTCACAGACGGCCCCTGTGGCGGTGCTAAGTCTGACATAGAACAAGGTTGGGGTTGTCAGTTCGATCGTGAGGCATCTGCACGTTCCAGTGTGGTGTGCCGAGGCAATGACGTGGCGCACCACAACCTGTTGTGTCATGTCGTACGCATCCGATTGTGCCGGGACGAGCGCCCACTCGCTGATTCCAGTGGAGATGTGCGTTGCGGTTGGGCGAAAGGCGGCACTCGAGCCTGGGATGAAGTGGAAGGCTTCGATCGTTATCGTAGATGAAACGTGCGAGTACGTGATCCATGCGAGCGGTTGCGCGCGCTTGCTGGAGACCATGTCAGCGCACACACGCGCGTGCTGCGGCGCGGTCCACCCGTACACGCTATCGCCACCGAGGCGTAAGGGTAGTGGGCAGAATCCGCCGAACCCCATCAGAGCACCATCAGGGTCCCGCTGGAATTGGACACGCCGCTGTCGGCTGTGTCGAGCAGCCGAACGCGAACCGTTTGCCCCGATATCGCTGCCGTTGCGTAGGCTCCGGATGTCCGTGACCCCGCCAGCGCGTGCACTGGGGAGAATGCTCCAGCGACGCCGTATGCGTCGCTGTAGGAAGCGGCAAACGTGAAGGTCACATCGCCGGTCCCGTTGCGTGCAGCAGAGGGGAACCCAGTTGGCGGGGCGTCTCCAGAGTAGTCCACGATCGCGATGCCGGTCATGAGGTTCACCGCAGTGATGAGCGGCACCCCAGGCGTTGGCGTGTCGACGCAAGTCCAGCTGATGACTCCAAACGGACAGGTACGCGAGCAAGCCGACAGATCCTCTGCGAGCCTACAGAGGGCCGCCGCGTCAACATCCGTTCGGGCGTCAACAACCCCTTGGCTCTGCCAGTTTTTCTTGTTCAGATCTCCGCCGTACGTGGTGTGATCTGAAGCGCGAACCCATGCTGGGTATCCGTTGATCGCTGTCATTTGGGATAGATCCCGAAGTTCCGCGTGACCAGAACATTGGGCGCGTCATTGACCGTTGGCACAGTGGGGCTTGACGGAGAGGAATATGTGAAGGAGTAGTCTGTGATTTCCGTGTGAGCGTCGACCAACTTCTTGAGCAGCAGCGCGCCAAGGTCAGTGGGCGACTCGATGTCGGGGCGCGGCTCCCTGTAGGCCCTCGGCAGTCGGTTAGCGTCGCTGGTCATTTCTCCAGGACCGAGCGCTTCCATTGCGTTGATCCACGTCTCTGCGTAGCCAGCTGCGTTGACCATTCCCGGGCTGACGTATTCCCCCGCGGCAGGCGTTACGCCGGCGCTGTCCACGATAGAGCGATCCAGCGTGAGCACCCACGCACCGGTTCCTCCGCCTGAACTCATGACGGTGTACGTCTTGAACTCCTGGTCTTCCTTCGACCACCACGCGATGCGCGTGATCCCGTCGATTGGGCTCAGCGCTGTCAGTGCGTTCACCGTGAGCGTCGTGGCGCTGGCACTGGTGACCGTTACGCGCGTCTCGGAGCCAGTGAGTGGTGGCCATGGCACGGCATCGAGCCATCCGTTACCGGTCCCCCCGGCTAGGACGCTGTCCGGGATGGTCACCGCGATTGCGACGTCCGTCTCTTGGTCGTCAACGGTTCGAACGACGTATTCGTCTGGAGCAGAGACAGCCCCATGAATGGCTGCGCGCACGATGGCCACCGCCGCATCGTTGAGCTCTCTGCTGTAGATCTTGTTTACGCGGTCGTACAGACCCGTCACTGCAATAAGGCAGCTGCTAGGCCCACCCAAACCTGGGTAGACGTAGGCGTTCTGCACAGACGCGAGGGCTTTCATCGCCACGTCTCTCAGGTGCCCAATCGTTCCTGCTCCGGCCTCTGACTTGTACCGTCTTGTGTTCAGGATCCGCGTCCGCTTCCGCTCGTCGCTTTCCTCATCGGTCCCACCCGTGAGCGGAACGCTGTAGGATACCTGCGCGGTTTCATCTACTCCAAGCGGAGCCGACACGAACTTGATCTCTGTCCCACCTGGATAGTTTCCAGACAGGCCCGGGTCGAGCGCATAGATGTCGATCTCGGTGCCGTCAATTGCGGTCACCGTCTTGCTCGTTGCGTAGCGCGTCCCTCCAATCGTCAGCTCATTGCCCTTCGCGATCGTTCGCGTGCCGCTGACTGTAAGGCGGATCTTACCGGTCGATGCTGACGACTCAACCACTGGCAAACCAAGCGCTTCGCGTATCTCGTCGAGATCCTTGCCCACAGCCGTCAACTCAGACGTTGCTGCGTCTCGCGCCTCGATATTCGCGTAGGCAACCATGCCCAGCTTTCCTAGAGCCGTCGCGAGCAACCACCAATCCGTGCCCTTCTGTATCGGCGGATCGTCAATCCCGAGCGCGCGACATTCGAGCTCGATGTCCGTCAGGACATCTTCACGAATAGCGTCACTCGACGCTGGCGTGTAGAGTGTCATGCGCTCACCTCATGCCCTTCGCCCGTGGTTAGGTCGACGAAGCGCACGTGAACAGCTGCGCGCCGCGGACCTTTCTTCGTGAATATCGACTGGATCTCAACGATGCGTTCGACCTCGATCTCTTGGTGCAGAGCGCGGTAGACGAGCGCCTCGACTTCCTTTTCGAAGCGGTCTCCCATTTTGGCGATCCTACCCATCCCAAGCGCTGCGTCGGCGCTCGCGGACGTCAGCTCCGTGCAGAGCCTGATCTGCACGCGTTGCCTGACCGGAGTGGTCTGCGTCAGATGCCCCGTCGTGACGTCGATGGTGTAGTCGCGGGAACGCTGGTCGATTGCGCGACACATTGTGGACGTGCCAGTCGGCGGCAATGGCGCCGCTTCGGGCTGCCCGATTCCTGCGGGGCAGAGCCCGGCTGGGCTAGTTCCTACGCCAGCCATGGCATTTCCCGCCGTGTTGTAAGGCATGTCGCACTGAACAAATGTGCTGGGTTGCGGGCCTGTAAAAAGTGGTCACCATTGTAGGATGGCTAGCCGGTTGTGTTTGGTCGCTCTGATGGTTGGATGCTCGGCGAGCCCGCCTGGCATTGCAGCGGGAATCCAGGCGGATGCAGCGTCATGTGACTCCGGTGGCGCTGCCCACGAAGCAGGCGCAGCGGGTGATCCGTCAGAGCCCCCCATGCGGTTCGCTGGCGGCTCCCCTGTCGTGCTCGATGGCACCGGTGGCACTCTGCCCGTAGCCTCTGCTGGCGAGTCTGCTGGCACCGCTGGGGCCGAGGGATTGGGAGTCACGAACGGTGGCCGCCCAGGCGCAGCTGGATCCGGTCCGACCGCCGCGTCCGGCGGCGTTGATGACGGTCCAGGAGGGTCTTCTGGGCGAGGCGGCTCTGGTGGGGCCACTGGTGGCTCACCGTCCACTGGCGGCTCATCGACTGGTGGTGCCACCACTGGTGGCGATCAGGCCACTGGAGGATCAGAGCCTACGGGCGGGAGCGATGCAACCGGTGGTTCTCCGGAGGAGCGCCTGACGCTGGATGTCGACGTTCCGTGTGAAACGCTAAACAATCAGCAGTTGGCTTACGGGAACATAGGATTCTCCGGCGTTGGGCTGTGCATTCTGCACTCGGCGATCTGGGTTCCGGATCCCACCTGGAACGGATCCGGGGAGTGGAATTTCTGCAATCCCGAAGGAACCTGGGCGAGGCCCGATTGGACAACCGAGCCCGCCGCGAGCGCGTCTTGTGACCATGATCGCCTGCTAGCTCAATGTTGCAGCTACTTTGGGCTCGTTCGCTTCTCGGTCACTTTGGTGAACCCGAGCCGGGAGTAGGTCCGTGACGCTCATCAACATGTCGATGTCCGAGAAGCCGCCGGATCCGCCATTCGGCAACATTGTGGCCATGCTTTTTGCGGCCGCCGTCATCCTGCTGGCGTGCTTCATGACGGTATCACGCGCATGCTCAAGTCTCGACGATACCCAGTCCGACTCTGGTGCTGCGCCCTAGTCGAGCGGGCACTCGACTTTGAACGACGGCAGCTTGAAGCTTGGCAGGCTGATCGACGGAAGCGTGAAGCCTGGGATCGGAATCGGCGGCAGACCCGGTAGGTCCAGGTCGATTGAGAAGTTTGGGAGCTTGAAATTCGGGATCGCGATTGAAGGAAGCGCGAAGCAGGGGATTGGAATAGCCGGTAGATCCGGAAGGTCCAGGTCGACCGTGAACACCGGAATCTTGAACTTCGGCAGGCCGATCGAAGGAATGGCGAACCCTGGGATCGGAAGAACGAATCCGCAAAGCGTGGTGAGCCTCACAGCCCACCGCTGACTCCCATCAGTGGAGTGACCGGTCCAGTCAGAGCCATGATCGCTGCCCACGTGGCAGGTGTAGCAGCAGCCATGCACATTCCAGGCGGCGCGGCCTTTCCGCCGAGCTGCACCTTCCCTCGAACGAGCACGCCCGAGTCCGTGATTTCGATCCCATGCTGGCCGTTCTTCGATGACAGAGAGATCCCAGTGTCTCGGTCGATCTGAATCACGTACCCAAACGCCAGGACGGCAACCTTGTCGTTCTTGCCGTCCAGCATCACGACCATCTGCTTGTCCTGCGTGTCCTTGGTGCACAGGACAGACTGTCGCTTCGCTTCCTTCAGCTGGAGCTGCGCGGCCTGGCTCGGACCCGTCGTATGAATGATGGTATCGCCCGGCTTGGCGTTGCCCGTGATCTTCGCGTTGCGCGCGTCGCGCGCGCCGATGATTGCGCCTTTGGTGCCCACTCCATCAACGACGATGCCCTCGGCGGCGCCGTTGTCGTCCGGGTCCCATGGGACCGATGTCACCCCGAGGCACGAGTACGTCGGGAGCTCCCCGAAGGGCTCGTCACCCTCTGGCCCTCGCGAGGTCTGCGTCATGATGACGTTCGTTCGCGGATCCACATGGCTTGCGCCGAGCGTGCAGACGTCAATGGTCATACGATGAACGCTCCCTTCCTCCAGCACTTGAGCTTGGTGCGTGGGGGCGCGTAACTGAACTGTCGCGAGGCCACCCAAAGCGGCTCATGCACACGCGCCAGATCGTCCTGGACGTCAACAACCGTGTTGGTGGCCCAGTAGGCGCCCGTGGACAGGTCCTTGTGACCTATCAGGGTGCAGCTGTAGACGAGCGTTTCCTTCAGCCGCTCGCCCAGCGCGCGCCGGGCCACGCGCTCGAGTTGCTCCTGCGTCTTGCTGTCCGTGTCGAGCTGGTAGAGCAGCCTATAGATCTGACCGATGACCAACGGGAGGCTTGAAGCGGGCTTCGGAATGCGCCTCCCTACGACAGCCGAGAACTTGACGACCTTCTCCAGGTCTCCGCCGATTGCCGCAACGATGTCGCCTATGTCGAGCTTGGATTCTGTCGCAGCCAGCCCCGAAGACCCCCCGCCCGACTTCGACCGAAAGACCGTGTGGGTCGGGAAAGAGGAGAAGTCGCAGGCAGCCACTCCGTCAATCACGTTGTTTGAAGCGCTTCGCGCCACGTCACGCGAGCGGCGGATCTTCCCAATGGGCTCCTGGTCGTAGTTGGGCTCCTCGAGAAGGAGTTCGTTGCGTTTGGTTGCTGGCTGCATTGTGGCGCTGTGACGCGACACCAGCCGGTTGAGCCAATCAAACAGCCCCATTGAGCTGTCCGGCTTCAGGTCAGTGAGCGGGATGGCCCGGAAGTCCTTCGGTGCCTTCCCTCCTCGCGTGCTGCGTCCGGTCCTCACGTTCCTGAGCTTCAGGTCTTCAGCGCCCAGGATTGTGTTGATCCCGACAATACAGGCTGCCTGCTTGACCGCGTCGCCCAGCGTCATAGCCTCCTTGATGGCGAGCGACGGGTCCAGACTGCACTCTACGAGATCGGCAAGGTAGTCGCGTCCGCGGCAAACCACCGCGTCTCCGTTGGCTCCGCATTCGGTGACGTCGATGCGCCCGAGCAGCTGTTGGTTTCCATCGAGCAGAAGCTCTACAGGCTGCATTTCCAGCCTGTGGGTGTCCGTGATGTCAGGGTCCAGCAGTGTGAACGAAAACCCGTCGGTGCTGGTCAGGTAGTCGCTGTCGATCGACCAATCGATAATCCTGTCCGTGTCGAGCCCCAGGTCAGCCGCTTCGAAGTGCACGGACAGCGGCTGCGGAGTCGGCATTCAGACAGTGGCCCAGTAGTTGACAGGAGTCCCAGCCTTCACGAGCGGCGCGGTCGCGAGCCACGGGTTGAGCTTCAGCAAGTCGTCGAGCGACATTCCCACGTCGGCGGCAATGGCCGACAGCGTCATGTCCGCGTTCTTTTTGACGCGCCGAATCGTCTTGCCGGGGGTTGTCCCGCGCGACTTGAGACGGTAGGAGGCCAACCGAAGTCGACGCGCGGCGCGAATGACTCCGCACCCGTCTGGCTTCTCGAGTGCCTGTGCCGCTAGCTCGATGGCTTCCGCGCCAGACGCGGCCCGGTCGAGCATTGCCGCGATCTTGTTCCCGGCGAACACGAGCTGCTGGCCGTAGCCAGCGATCTGCCTGAACGGGTCGACTGCCAACGATGGAGGGTCGCCCTCGTACAGGCTGGACCTAACTACCTCCTGGTCAAGGATCCCTGCCTGGGACTCCGCGCTTGGTAGCGACGCAAGGTCGAGATCGCTGTCCTCAGTTGGCTCGACGTGCCGAGTGAACTCCACTTCAGCCGACACGCCGCTTCGCAGCTTCGCGTCTAGCTGCTCATCGTACTGGACCGGCTTGCACGTGAATACGCCACGGAGCGGGTCGTTCAGGACGCCCGGGCTCGTGTCGTACAGAGCCATAATGAGTTCGGGGAGCGTCTTGGTGAAGAAGTTGGGGAACCCTCCGCGAATCAGGTTCTCGTCCGCTGGTATGGTGTAGCGGAACCGTGGGTTCTGCGTGCCCATGATCTCGACAGGATATCCGTTCCTGTATTGGATCTTCTGGTCGACCGTGTCGTGCGCGAACGACATGCTGCGGCGAGACACGGGGAACGGGATACCCCGCCAGGCCGCGTTCGGGAGCAGCTTCAGTTGGTCGGTCACTTGGGCGCCGTCGGGCTGTTGCCGCGGTTGGGTGTGATGGATCCAATCTCCAGGAGCTGCTTGGTCGCCGCTGCGGCCGCTTGAGAGAACTCCCCCATCTTGAGTGTTGAGTCTGCAATCTCAGCACTCATCGCTTGGTAGGCAGCGCGATCCTCATAGGCTGCCGCTGCGTCTGCGTCAGTCTCCATGCTCATGTTGGCAGCGACGCCCGTTGATCGCGCGGCGGGACTCCCCTGCGGGGCGAACCACTCCCCAAGCAACTGACCGCGCAGTTCTTCGGCCGTCCTGAATGCATCCTGCGCAGCCGGGTTCTGTTTTCCAGTAGAGCCAGGCACGAACCAGGTCTCTACACTCCCGAGCGGAGTCATCACCTGTCGCGAACCTGGCTCTGCTGGCAGAGCACCCTTGGACAACCCCTCCTCAGTCTTCAGAGCCTCCTTGACCTTGGCCTGTGTCTCCGGGCTGAGCGTTCCAGTTGTGGCCAACTCAGTGCGAGCGTTGGCCAGCGTGGCTCCAGCCGTCGCGTCGGCTACCGCTGTGCGCTTCTCTTTCTCGACCTTCTCGGCGTAGTGCGCCTCAATCAATGCCTTGGTGATCAAGAACGAAGCTGTCCCGATCGAGATAGCGATCCCAGCCGCTCCGAACTTCCCAGCCATGGATGAGAACCCGGTCTCCATGGCCGTGCGCACCGAAGCCCCTATCCCCGCTGCCGCGATGTCCTTTGCCATCAGAGCGGCGAGAGCAACGCCTATCCCCTCAGTCGGATGCTTCGTCGCCCAAGAGATGAACCCTCCAGCAGCCTTCGCGGCCTCGGCGAACTTGGGAGTCAGCTTCGCAACTTCTGGGATCAGCTGCGTCAGGACAGGAAGCAGTTCGGAGCCCACGGAGTATTTGAACTTCTTGACGGCCTCGGCCAGCATGAGGTCCGGGTCTGCTTTGCGGCTCGCCGCTCTCCGCTGGATCTCATCGGCGCCCAACTGAACGTTGGGGCCCAAGAACTCGCCGAACTGAGCGCGCACAGCCGCTTCGCCGGAGCCCGCCTTTGTCGACTCAGCCGCCTGGTATACCGAAGCGAACCCCTGCACAGCACGGATGCTGCGCTCGTTGAACACCCCGCCCAGCTTGCTGAGGTCGCCTCTCGATTTGCTGACGATCTGAACTATCAGCTCTTGGGCAGTCTTCAGTTTCCCGCGACCCTTGAGCTTCTTGTCGCCCCAGATGTCGACGCCCATCGCCTTCAGGTCCGCCTCTTTTGAGATGATCTCGGACCCGAACCGCTCAAGCGAAGTGATGACCTCTGGCGTGCTTGATGCGCCGCCCTTGGCTCTTGCGACCTGCGCAATGGCCCCGAGTTCCTTCATGGCCAAGGCCCTGTCCTTGCCGAACTTCGAGGCCGTTGCTGCTAGCCCAGGCATCTCTGTGGCCAACTGCTTGAGCTCGACAGCGCCGATTGCCCCCTGCGCAGCGAAGGTCGCCATGACCTCGGTGAGAGCCTTCATCTGCTCCTTGGGGTCCTTGATGTCGGTGGCAAGCGTCGTGAAAGCCGATGCCGCTGCGGACGTCATGTCCCCAAGGTCCGTCCCGGTCGCCAGCGCCAGGTCGTTGAACTCCCTAAGTTTCCCCATCCCGACGTCGAGCTGACCAGTGAGGGTCTGCCACTGCTCGAGAGCACCGATGGCCTGCTCACCACTGACACCTTGAATCGTCTGGCTGAACGCCAGGATCTCGCTCTTGCGCCCTGGAGCTCCGGCCTGGTTCGCAAGCGACGACGCTCGCCCGATCAGCCCCATCTGGCTCGACACAGCCATACCTGCGCCAAGGCCACCGAGCAGGGTCCCGGCACCGGCTGCCCAGCTCCCCACGGTGCCTACAGAGCGCCCGAAGGCTCCCGTGACCGCATGGGCCGTGCTTGCCCGAAAACGCCGCCTTGCCGCCTCCTCGTGGCGCGCCTCCGCGCTGGCAATCGCTGTCCGTCTCCTGGCCTCGCGGTCGTTGGTCCGCGTCTGCTCGCGTTGAGCTCGCTCATTGTCCCTGAGTCGCCGGGCATCGGCCCGAGTGCGCTCAGTCGCGGCCCTCTCATGCTCGCGGTCCAGCATCTTCTGGCGGAGCAGCTCTTCGCGCTCAGCACTGGTAGCACGCGCCTTGCTTGTCGCCGGCGATGAGCCCCCGACTGTCTTTCTCATCTCGCCGCTCATTCGGCGATTGTGCTCGACGTAGCGACGCTCAATCCCCGCCAGCGCCGCGTTGACGGCCTGGAGTCCGATGATTCGGAAGTCGTAGGTGAGCGCCTCTGTCATGCTACGGGTTCAGCCGCTTGGAGATCTCGACGGCGTCAGCCATGTCGATCGCCTCATCAGACCCGCCGAAAATCGAAGTCGTAGAGCTGGACTCGCTGGACGGCTGCTCGCCAAAGAAGCCAGTGCCGATACTGAACTTCGCGAGTTCTGACTTCAAAGTACTCGGCAAGCTCTCGAACTGGGAATCCAGGATAGCGGAAAGTGCGAAGGCCCTCTTTCCCAATAGCGTGGCCAGCTCGACCAAGCGAAGCAAGTGCACGCGCGCTAAAGGGTAGAGCGCTGCCCCTTCTGCCAAGACCCTGATCCACTGATTGAGTTCCTCGTCAGTCCTGATCTCGCGAGGGCTCGGTGAGAACCTCTGCTGCACGAGTTGGTAGGCTGTGAACAGCCCCATGACCTCGTCTGGAGGCAGCTTTCCTACCATGTCCCCATCGGTGAACACGCGCGGATACGTGGGGACTGACGTATTGGCGTCAATTGGGTCCGCCTCGAGGCAGCAGATCGCCAGGATCTCCTTGGCGCAAGCGTCCGCATAGACGCCCTCCTGGATGACGCTGACGTTCATGTCGGACGACTCTAGGCGCTTCTTGAGCTTCTCGAAGGCCCGCAAGTGTGCCTCGTCATTCTCTTCCAATGACGTAACGCGGATACGGAGCTTCCCGTCGAATCCGTTGCGTGGATAGTCAACGACATCGCTGGGCCACGGAGTTTCTTGAAGTCTGCGCCAAAGCGTAGACGGCGATACATCTCTCGGAGGTTGCATCTGTCACCAAAAAATACGGCCTCGGACCGACCCTACTGTGGAGAGTCGACCGAGGCCGAAGTCACTTCATCGTCGGCGGTCCACAGTGCCGCGTCCGACTCTCGGGAATCGATTGCGTCGCGCTCTACTCGCGAGCCTTCAGTTCACCCTCCCACTCGATCTTCCCTTCGGAGGCCGCGTTCGTTGATTGACTCACGGTCTCCGTGTTGATCTTGCCAGTGCCCACGTAGGCTTCCGCGCCCACACCGAGCTGCACCGTCACATAGGCCTTGTTCGCGCAGGCCTGCTGAAATGGGAACTCGGGCCCGCCAAGAGGGATGGCGTATCCAATGTTGACCTTCACGCTGCCAGCGCCGTCACTGAATCCGGACATCCCGGACAGCGTGTCGATCCGGATGTTGCCGGCGTCGGTGACCTGCTCGATGGACGTTGCCTTCGAAAGGTAGACGAGCGCGCCGCCCTCTTCGCCCATGAAAACCTGAAGTTTTGCGTGGTCTTCCATGGCTCACCTCACCCCGCGGAGACTTCGTCGATCCGGAAGGTCGCTTGGTCGTAGAGTTCAATGACGTTGATCTTGATCGCCGACTCTGTTCGGCTGAGCTTGTTCGGGTCTCGCACGACGCGCAGTGCCGTCTTGGCTGCGGTGATGTCCGAGAGATGGTTCAGGCCATCGGGGCCGTACTCATCGAAGATCCCGTAGAGCCACCGCTTGACCCACGACGGGCAGGTCGTTTTGCGAGGCATCGTCGCGTTTGGATTGAACGCACCCTTCGAATCCGTCGGGTCAGCAATCAGCTTGAACCCGTTGAACGCCTGCTGATGGCGCAGCAGAACCGTGTCGGCGAAGTGATCGGCACCACTGATCTTGTGCCCGCTCCAGGCGCGGTAATCGGGGACTGTTCCGCCAGCTGCGGTCTTGGACCGAGTGGTCACGTGCTTGACCAAATAGGCGCCCCCCTCGTTCGACCCAATGAGCGTGACGCCGTCGGTCAGCGCGTCGTTGCGGTCTTCTCCGTCTGGCCAGTCTGCCGTGTCGTAGGCCGCGTCAATCCCCGGCAACGGGATTCCGTTGAGGTTCGCCGTCGCGTCGGCCTCGTAGGCCTTGCACAGCGTCCCCACGGCAATTCCAACAAGGTGGGCGGCATCGTGGTTCGTCCCAGTCTGGTGCACCAGCGTCAGCCGCTCGTAGTTGCGAGCCACGGCCGCCGTCTCGGCGTTGGCCTGCGTCCCGCAGGAGCACACAACGCCCTGACTCCTGAAGCCGGGCCGCGGTGCAGATACGGTCGTCAGGTGCGTCTGAAGGTGCCCGTGGCTTGTCGAGTCGATGAGGGTCGACGCGATCCAGTAGCGACGAACGCCTGTCATCGTGGCCAGAGCAGCCAGGAGATTTGCGGCTTCCGTCGTGGTCCCATCGGCGCCCGGAACGGTGCCCCCGAGGTTTCCCGAGGCCGAAATCGTGACGCCGCAACCGCTGTCGCAGTAGGTGCGGGCCCTGATTCCGATGGTCGTCGCTGTCCCCTGCGATGCCCCCGCGATCTTCGCGGTGAGCGTCAGAACGCCAGCGGCGTTGTCCGACGTCAGAGGAAGGTGCGTTGCGGAATTCACCGCAAGCTTAAGGGCTGCAGCGATCGTCGTGGCTGTGTCAGTCGTGTCGAAGTCGTAGCTTGCGACGCATCCGTTCAGCCCGGGTCCGCCAATCTCGACGTAGCATCGGCCCGACGCGGTTGGGTTCGTCGCCGCAACGGTGACCGTGACGGCAAACGTCGCAGCAACGGGGCTCCCAACAGATGTGGCCGCGTACGGTCGACAGTAGATCTTCGCCTGTGAGTCCGCGTACACGGCAGCCCTGTAGGCCCTGTGGGTCATGGACCCAGCGCCGGCTCCCGCAATGACGTCGGCCTCTCCGTCTGGGTAGTACTCCGCGTTCGCGGTCCACGATCCAGCCGCCGTCATCGGCATCACGAGACAGATCGCGCGTTCACCTGCAGACACGGACGCTGGGCCCTGGGCGAAGTTCAGTTCGACGTAGGTGCCCGGGTCGAGCCAGGAATCGGAAACTCCCTGAATCGGTATGAGAGCCATCAGGCCTTACCTCCAGCGCTTTCGCGCTTCGCGGGCGTGGCCTTGGCCTCCACCCATTCACCCTCAGACCACTCGAGCGGCTTGAACGGGACCCGAAGCTCTTGGGCCGTCTCGGCGTCGAATGGCATGACGTCCCCGCTCTGCGCCCGCTTGCGTACCTTCAGGACGAGCTCAGGGCGCGCCTTCTCCGTGTCAATGACACACGGCGTCTTGTCGGCTGGCCACGCATTGCTGGCCGTGTCATAGGACCTGCCTATGTAGCGGGCTTGCTGCCCAACGGCAGCATGCTTGTATGGCACCAACGCGGCACCACGTGGACAGACTCTCAATTCGGTTTTCTTCATGGCTTTTTGTTCGCCTTACGTGGTACCGGCCTTGGGCCTAGAATCGTTTTGCGACTTGGTGCATGCCCGCCTTGAAGCTATGACCGGCGAAGCGGTAGGCCCCGAAGGTGGCATGCCAGAGGAACCGGTATGGCTTGTTGCCGGGGTGATGCACCGATCGGAAGTTGACGCGCTTTCCTCGGAACTGCGCCGGTGCTCCGCGGCCATTCCAGACGAAGCTCAAGAACGGAGCGCGCACGGCTTTGATCACATGCGGCCGAGCTCCTAGGTCAATCGGGGCCGCGTATGGCAGATCGTTCGAGACGGTGACGATCCGGCCGCTGCGCAGCCTAACCGTCTTGGCTTTCGTGGCGCGTTGCAGTGCGCCAGTCTTCGGGTTGAAGTGGGGCGTCTGAAGGACATGCTTCACAGCGATGTACGAAGCCTTCTCGCACGTCGCATCGACCAAGCTGCTGAACGCAGCTTGAAACCGAAGATGCTTTGCTCGGACTTGACGCAGATTGATCGGTCCCGAGCCACCTCCGGCGATGCCCACTATGACCTCTGAACTGGATAGTCCGTGTTGGTTTGGAAGGCGTCGTGCAGGAAGTCGCCGCTCTCGCCAAGGTGGTACGTCGCGCTCATCCCATCGTAAGGCGTCTCGAGTCCCTCTTGCCCAGTGACGAGCTCTTCCGTCTGGATCTGCATCAAGCAGGCGTAGTAGGACGGGGTGTTCTGCGAGAACCGTGCCTCTCCTGCATTGGCCGACGCGAGTCCAATGTTCGTCAGCCCGCCAGTGTCCTCGTCGAATTGCGGAGCTCCGCTCAGGTATGCTGGGTGCGAGCCCTCCTCAAGGGTGGCCCTCACGACGTCTGGGACCAACCAGAGCGCCGCTTCGAGCTTCGCGATCCCGCCAACTGTGAGCGGTCCGAGGATGTAGTGCAGCGACCACGACTGCGTCTTCTTGGTCTCCGCAATGGACAGGCCCTGGTAATTGGCCTCTCCAGAACGATGCAGGAACAGCGCCGGAAACTTTGGCGAGCGCTCCGTCATGCGCTGCGCAGTTGGCTCGTACGGGTAGGAGTCAACGACGGGAGTCGTCCCGCGCATTTGAGGAATCGTCGTGACGACCCTGGTCCATGCTCCGCCCAGTTCCGCGTTGATCGCTGCCACCAAGAGCGCGAGCATGCTCCGCTTGACCGGGTCGATCGTGTCGAGCGAGAATTCGCTACCTACGTCTCCGGCGTCAAGCGGCAGCTTGGTGGCCCCGATTTGGCGGTAGAGACTCAGGGTCATGCGCCCTCAGTCTCCTCGTGGCATCTGGTGCACATCGTCATTCCGGAACCCGCTCTGGCCCAGCCACCGGTTCACACGTCAGCATGATCCGAAGAGCCTTCTGCTTGTCGACCTTGGTGACGCGGTAGAAAGCCTCCGAGCCGTCACTGTGTAGCAGGCGCACATGCAGCGTGTTGCCAGCTGCCAGGGAGGTGCCCTCTAGCGAACTCGCCGCGACGCCACCACCCGTGTGGCTCGGAGTGAGAGGCCCCACTGTGCAGGTCCCCTCGGGGACTCCGCCAAGAGCCAGCTGCTCGGACGTCAGGAACCGCACCTTCGGCGGCTGCCCGCCCACGAGCAACTCTGTTTCGAAGTCCGCTGACTCGCCGTCACCCGTGTAGGCGCCATCCCAGTAGCCCTCGATGAGGAAGGATCGGTACGGCCTGAGGCCCCAGATCCCTGGGATGGCACGGCCTCGGTCAAGTAGCTTTCGCAGCCCGTCAACGTTGCTCATTCAGCTTTTCACCGACGCCACGTCGTTCAGGAGAGCATGCTGCATGATTGCAACGGTGCAGACTAGATCGGAGCACCGCTCGCCATCGCGTGCTCCATCGATGTAGGGCACAGCAGACAGCATCAGTAGACACTCAGTGTCTGGCACCCGCCGGGGCTGGTCTTGAGCTCCCAGGCGTTGGGGACTCCCAGGATGGATGCAAGCTCACTCCGCCAGAAGTCTAGTTGTTCGCCGACCGAACCGAAGAACTTCCCGCGCGTGTCGTAGAACTCGATCTCATCTGCCTTCTTCAATGCGCCATAACCAAATGACGTTCCGATTCCTTCGCGAGCTGCATCGATCTTGTTCAGGCATGCCCGCGCCATCGTGATCGGCCCCTCAACGACGACCGAGTACGTACCCGAGTGCGCGAGCGACAGCAGGAAGGTCGCCACGGAACCCGACAGATCCGAGAGCGTGGCGACCTCCTGCCGCGAGTCGACGTCGATGACGCAGCGTTGGCCCACGGCGAACCCAGTGGCCAGCGTCAGCGTCAAGGCGGCCGGTGATGGAGACGAGCTCGTGGTCACAACCGTCGCACTCGTCGTTGCCACTTCTGCGTCGATGTATGTCTGAATGACCGTGTCGAACAACGCCGTGACACCGACATATACGTCGGCCCCGGCCGTGAGCAGGTTGTAGCCTAGCTCACGTTTCACCCGGTACAGCTCTTGTATCGAGAAGGCCATCGTAGCCTATGGCTACCAGCCGCCGGACTGCTCGTTGAGCCAACGGTACGTGATGACCGCGGCATCCGCCGTAGCACCGGTCGTCACACCGTTGATCGCGGTGGCGCGCGCGTATTTCCATCCCAGAAGCCCATCCGGGAACGGAATGACCTTGTCACCTGTCACGGCTGATCCTGTGCCGGTCGTGATGGCGACCAGTGCCGCATTGTTCAATGTCGAGACGTCAACCCAGGTGCTGTTGTCGGCCGACACCTCCCAGAACCCCGAGATGGTTAGGGTACTGGTCGTTGCCGTGGTGTCGAAGTAGGCTGACAGTGAGCCCGGCTTGACGTTTTCCAGGCGAAGTGCAGTGCCGTGAAGGTGCGTTCCTGCGGCTCCACCGTTGAAGTTGCCGCTTGCAGCGGCCAGAGATCGGTACTGATTGGCCATGATTCCTCACTTGCCCCGGCGGGAGCCGGCAGCTGTGAATAGGCGAGGGCCCAGCGGGTTCCGGGCCCCTTCCCGTGCGTGCGGGCCGCCTAGTGTTACGAAGCGTCTTCGTCCTCGGAGTAGACGACCGCCACGACGAAGCGATTGTCGAACAGCTTGAAGCCTAGATCTGCGAGCCAGATGAGGCGAATGGTCTCGCCGTAGTTGGTGTCACTCGATGCACGCACCGCCGGGGGACGCCCCATGCCGACGCCGAGCACGCCCGGGGCAATCGCGTGGCCGTAATGCATCTCCACGTTTGACGTGTTGTCCGTCTCGGACAGGGTGTTCGAGCAGAACATGTCGAACTCGTCGCATGTGGCAAACCAGCCTGGGAACAGCGGGTTCTTGTCTCGGAAATAGTCCGCGTGTCTCGCGAACTGCCGGTCGTCCTTCAGTTGCCGCTTGCCAGTCGGAGTCACAACCATGACACGACGTCCATTCGAGAACCGCGGGAGGCTCGCCTCATCCATCCTCTTGGCGACGCGTGTGATCTGATTGTAGGTGAGCGGAGCTCCACCCGAACTGGTCACGTCATTGACTGCCGTGACACCGTCCGGGTAGCACGTGGTGCTAGCGTCGTTGAGGCAGTCCCGAACGATGGTGTCGATCGTGCGGTCGAAGTCGCGCTGGAGATGCATCTTCGTGACGGTGACACCGTCATGCACGCCCATCTGGTTGTCAAACGCCTCAATCGCGAACGGATTCACAGCGGTGCTGTAGGGGCCGCCCAAGCGGTGCAGCTGGATCTCGGTCTGTTCCGAGTCGATATTGATGGCAGTCGTACCAATCGTTGCCCCAGAAGCAATCCGGCGCGCTGCCAAGTCGTACGTCGAATTGGTGTACTTTGGGCGGTTGATCCGAACGATGTCGCCACGCCGACGCGTGAAGTCGATCTTCGCGGAGAAGGTCTGCGTCGCGATTGGGGTAGCCTCGAGGATCAACCGATCGCGCTGCGTGTCCGGGTATGCGGCACCAACGCTGTCACTCGAGAAATTGAACATGTCCGGCAGCGAGCCGTCCAGAGACATGTTCATCGCCGACTTGGCTAGTTGGGCGTAGAGATACTGCGACTCCGGCTGAGCCAACAGCTGAGCGTCGAGTTCCGCTTGGAAGTTCTGCGGGATCGTTGCCTGTGACCACGACATTGTGTTTTCCTTTCAGCCCGAGCCGCAGATCACTCAGCTTCCGCTCGGGAAAATCCGGTGCTTGTGCTCGCGTAGATACGAGGCAGCCTTGAATGGGTTTGTTGTTTGCAACCCCTCCCAAACCGCTTTGTGGTTAGGAGGAGATTCGTTGGCAGAGTCCGGAGCCGAGCCGCGAGGTGGCGCCGTGTCGGCAGCTGGCTTAGGAGCAGCTGGTGTTGCCGGAACCGCTGGCGCAACAGGCGTTTCAGGCTGTGCGGGCTCCTTTGGTTTCGCCTTCTGGAGCGCCAGGACAACCTTCATGTTTGCGGCCGGGTCGTCCGACTTGAGCATCTCGTACGCTTCACGCTGCTCTGGTGTGAGGCTCTCAACCTCTCCCATCAGCGATGCGTTCAGCGCTGTCTCGTACTGCTTGAGCTTCGCGAGATCCTGTGTTTGGCGCGTCTGGAGTTCGCCCAGCTTCTGGCTGTCCGTCTTCGCCTGCTCCTCGGCCTTACGGCGATCATCGATCGCCTGCTTGAGCACATCGCTCGACTCGACACCGAGCTCCTTCAGTAGGCTGGTGAGAGCTTCATTCGCTCCGGCCTTGCGCTCTCGAGCGAGCCGCTCAGCAAGCGCCTCTGCTGGCAGGTCAGCGACCTGAACGCGACCTGGCGCCTGAGCGGCTGGTGCGGCAGGTTGTGTCGATTGTGGCTGCGCTGTGGGCGCTGCCGCGGCAGGTGCAGGCGCCAGAATTGCCGGTGCCTGGATTGCTTGATCGGTCGTCGCAGGCGCAGCTGTGCCTGCGGACGTGGTGTCCGTTGTTTCCATGATCCATCTACTCCTTTTCGCCCGATTGTCCGCCGGCGTCGCGGGGAGTTGGCTAGATCAGCGGGACCTGCCTGTGGGAGAAGCGGCAGGTCCCGCTGTTTAGTTTTGTTACTCGCCGATCACGAGACGCGTGAAGGTCACCTGGAAGGTCATCGGATCCTTCCAAGTGAACCCAGTCACTGCGCCATTCCCGAGCTCGGTCGTCACGTCCTCTTGGTAGAGGTCGCAATTGATATCCCCAGACGTGTTGGTGCAGATCCCACCAATCACGGTGTAGTCAACCGCGCTCGACGTGTACTTGCCAGCCGCGACAGGGCACGCTTGCCAGATGGTCGGCGTCTGCCCGTCACGCATTGCGGACTGAATCGCCGTGACGGGAGAAAACGTCATTCCGTCGCCTGACGCATACGTTCCCGTACTGACCGTCACATCGACCTTGCATGTGCAGATCTCGCGTTCGGTCGTATTGGTGTAGGTCTCCTGGCGAAGAATCTCGAAATTGTACGCTCGAACAACGGTCCCAGTAGTTGCAGCCATGTGCTATTTACCTCGCGGTTCTGATAGGCGCGACAACCGCGACGGGCTTGCCGTCCGCGGCACGGAGAAGACGCTCGAGTTGGTCGCGTTCGGTCTCGAGCCTTCGGAGTCTTTTGATCTCGCGCTTCAGGTCAGCGAGTCGCTGGCGCGCGAGCTTCAGCACGTTGAGCTTTCCGCCGTGCTGCTTGCCAGGAACAGACAGCCCTGGTTTCTCAGCAGCCGGCTTCCGTCCAGGATTTGGCGCCCCGCTCCCCGGTGGCGTCAGCCGAAATGCAGGAGCGTCGAACGCCAAGTCGCCCTCACCACTCTGTGTGGTAGCCCCTTGATCGAACTCGGCCGCCACGCGCCCACAATCAAGGCATGTGCGCACACGCCCGCGTGCAGGGTTGTATTCGGTAGAGTGAGCACTGCTCCCGCATTGGCAGGGGTCAGGCAACTTTCCACCCAGTAAAGTACACGGTCTGCGCAGCACCCGCTGAAGTCCCAGCGCCCGCCACGAACACGAATCGTACGCGCCCGCCGGGGGTCCCCGTGGTCATGGCTCCAGCAGCCAAAGCAACACCAGGAGCAGCCAGGGTGCCGATTCCGACCGCCAATAACCCGCTAGACGCCGCATCGCTCGTCAGGGTGTACGTGGCCGGAGTAGCCGCCGGGAGTTGCGTGAAGTGGATCCAGTCCGCCCAGATGCCCGAGTCCTCCTTGCCGATCTCGCGCTGGATGTAGACGTCGAGTGCACCGCCCGTCCCACCAATCAAAACAGCATCGATGACCAGGTAATCGAACTCGTGTAGCCGACCGAGGGGAGCGCCAACGGTCGTGATAGCCGTGGCGGGAGAAGTCCCGGTCATAGCGATGGTATTGACGTTGCCGCGGGTGCTCATCGTCGCCCCCTCTGTTGCTGTTGTGGCGTTCTGTGCGCCTGAGGAGGCACCGATTCTGGCTTGCGCTCAGAAACAAGCTGTGCGCTGGGCTTGGAATCGAGCAAACGAGCGACCGGTGTCTCTGACACGACGGGCGCCCACGACGCTTCGCCGCATGCTGGGCACGTGGGTATCTTGTCATCACAAATAGCGTGACAGCACTGGCAACGTTTCATCAGCACTTTCCCTTTCCGCGTGTCCCGCGCGACTTGCCAGCCTTCGAGAGCGCAATCGCGACCGCCTGCTTGTGGGGACGTCCAGCCTTGGTCTCAGCTTTGATATTGGCGCCAACGACCTTGGGCGACTGGCCGGGGTTGAGTGGCATTCGTTTCAGGCCTCACCAGCTGTTATGATCGTTTCGCTACAGCGGCATTTCCCGTGCAGCGGCGGAGGATGGTCGAACCCTTGACTCGCGCGTACAGTGTGCCCCTCCATCTCGAAACAAGATGGGCACACCGCGTCGTCTCCAGCCGTATCCCAGCGTAGCCACAACTCGGCTCTGACACGCGGAGGGAGATCTAGGATGGCACGTCGGCGGGCATCGTTGAAAGCCTGGTCGGCTTCCCACGATGCTCTGCGCTCCCATTCGGGGAGGAACTTCCTCCCGCCTTCGGTCTTACTCTCGAGGTAGCGAGAGCTCACCGCGTGAGCTTCGCTTTGTGCAGCAACCTGGTGTTGCAGGGTTAAATCCTGGAGGCCAGGGCTGAAGGGGCCCGGGCCTACCGGGCCATCCCATCCAATCGCGTTCTGGAGCTGCTCCAAGGTCCTCTGTAGAGAGAATCGCTGGGCCAGTCGCCTGCCTTCGAGCACCGACAGTCGCGCGGCATCAAACAGGTGCTGGCTGATGACGAAATCGTTAGCCTGGAGCTGTAGGGCTCTCCGGCCGCGACGGCGGAGCAGGAGGAGCAAAGCCGCTTCCGCCTCCACTATTCGTCGCAGATCCTTCTTCCGTTCCTGCTCGAGTTCCTGCTGCGATCGTGACAAGATGCTGATCCCTCTCGTTCTCGCGCTTCGCTTCCTTTTCGGCAGCCTCGTCCAATTCCCTCGTTAGCTCGGCGATGATCTTCTTTGCGTCGTCGTCACCAAACAGCGCCATGATCTTCTTCACGCACTGCTCGAGCGTTGCGAACCCGGCGCCCTTGACGAGCTTCAGAACCTCAGCGATCGCCTTCCAGTCCTCGGCGCTGTTCTCGTAGTATTCGCCCCACAAGAGGTCGATGTCAGGCAGTCCATCTACGCGAACCAATGCGGCGGCGAGTTCCTTCGCGCTCTTGAGCCGCAGGCTGGCGCCAACCGCCAACACGACACGGAGCAGGCCGAGCAGTTGAGGGATAATCCAGTTGTCTCCGAAGTCCTCGCGGTATTGATCGACTCGGTCTAGTTGCCGAGCCCGCAGAACCTTCAGTGCTTTCCCGGACAGCGAAGCGGAGAACTTCACGGACTCCGGATCCATGAATACGACCGCTAGCGATTCCGCGATCTTGGCGCGCAGGTCCTTCGCATCATCGTCAATCGCCTTGAGTGCGTCTGCCGGAAGGGTGTGGAGTTGGACCTTGACCTCGGGGTCCGGGTAGCGCCAAACTTCTCCGGGGCCCTTTTTGCGCGCGATCTTGGGGCGCTGCGGAGCGAATATGCCGGTGATTGGATTGTCGAACCCAGGCTTCCCGCCTGCGGCGGTCTGAAGCACTCCTCCGTTTTCTTCGGCCCATCTCACGAAGTGGTCTGGGTTGGCTCCAGGAACAATCGTGTTCGGGCCTGCCGTTCTTCCGGTGGAGGCGGGCCCCCGATCTTCCTCAACACCTATCTCGGTCCACTGCGGGTCGCCTGCCATCAGAGCAGCGCGATGCCGCTGGCTGAGTGAGCAGTCCAGCGCGAAGATTTCGTCGAGTACGTCATCATGGATCGCCTGCCCATCGATGCGATTGACGGCCGCTACGCCCTTCATGCTGGCGTACCAGACAACCGGGCAGTGGCCAAGCCCATGCGCGAACGTGCGTTTGGGGTCCTCGGTCCAGGCGGGCTCCGTCGAGTCCTTCTCGGCTTTCGCTGGTAGGTAGGTGACGTCCCGCTCTGTATCGATGACCCTGCGATAGAGCCTCGCTACAGCAGTCTCGTGGCCTGAACCATCCATCATCCGGTCCAGGTAGGGATATTTGATCTCGAGCCTCGTGATGTCGTCGTCCGCGTTGCGTTCGATCGTGCACCACTTGGCCTTCACTGTGTCAATGAATAGCCGGCCACGTCGTACGCCGTAGATTGAGCATCCGGTCCCGCATCCGAGACCTTCGCGGAATACCTCACGCGCTGCGGTCCAGAACCGGGCCTGTTTGGTGATATTCCTAATTCCGTCTTCGAACAGGTCGTCTTCGTCATCCTGCTCTTCAGGCTCGGTAAACCCGTCTGATCCCTCAGGCTTGGGCGTCTTGGGTTCCGCAACATGATCCTCAACCGGCAGCGACACCTCGAACTTGGGGCGCTTGCCTTCCCCGAGCAGTAGGTCCGTGTGACTCGCAATGGCCGCCTTGACGACCGGATAGGCAATGCAGGGAGCTCGCTCGATCAGCGGCTTGGCGTTCTCTCCGGCGTAGAACCAATCCTGCCGCCCAACGTATTGCTTGGTATTGACCCAAGCCTCAAACGCCTCGAGACGCTGATACCGTTCGCCCTTGTTGGCCTGGATAGCCCGCAAGGCGTTGTTCAGTTGAGTCTCCAGCGAGTCCGTCATCGGTTCGTGTCGACATGCTTGACGCTTGGGGGTTTGCCGACCGCGTGAAGCGCTAGAGCTAGTGCCCAGGCCCTATCGGCGTGGCCATCGTCTGTATGGGGTGCGTCGTACCGGACGTTCCCGGCCGATGTGACTTCGCGTTTGATTGATGCGATGTCGAGCCGCAGCGCATCGGCGCATCCGGATTCGCCATCGGGCATCGCGGCGTCGGTAAGGGGCAGCAGAATCAGGCCGGAAGACAGGTACGTGTGAAGCGAGGTCGCCAGATCCTCTTTGCTTGAAGGTCCAAAGACCACCGCTTCGACTCGAGCGCGCCCGTAGCGCTTCTGCATTCCCTCAGCCGGAAACGCGCCCAGGCCCGAGGAGTCCACGCACAGCCTCCGGAGGTTGTACCGAGCGAAGGCGTAGGCGACTAGGCCGTCCAGAGCCACTTGGTCGGTCCGCTTGCAGCTGTGGAGCGACACCATTCGGCAGCGCCCGTCCGAGCATTTGCGGAGCACAATCAGAACCGTCAGGTCCGCAGTGCGCCCAATATCGAGCCCGCCGTAGAAGTCGCCCTCATAGGTGTAGAGGTCGTTTGTCGAGCAGTCGTTTATTGCGGCAGACGGGATGTACTGGAAGCTACCGTCGAGGAACTTGCAGTTGAAGAGCTGGTCAAATAGGCGCGGGTCGCCCTTGGCCAGCGTCCAGCACCGCTCCATGTTGACGCGCATGCCGTATTTGATGGCGCGTTCCATCGGGATCTCGTGGTATGCCCAGCCCTTGTTCTGCTTCGGGTTCGTGCA